CAGCCAACGCCTGGTGGACCCAGGTGCCGAAACAGTTATCCTCTATTCTTGAGGCACTCGTTTAAGACTTGGAAGTCCTCGGTTGGTAACCCAGACCGGTCTGGGTGCATAACGAATCTCTTGCATGAGGTCCCACCGAAAGGCGGCGTCAGTTTCGCTGACCAGCGTCCTAGTTTAGGGACATGGTACGGTCCACAGTTTTATAACCTGTTTAGTTAGTTCAGCCTCTCGAATCGGTTTCCTCTGGAGGCAAAGTAGCTCATGCCGGCTTGCGCCATGCCTGCTGCTACTGAGGCCGCACCATGTTTTACCCTCGGAGGGGCTGTGTCCCACGCATATTGAGCGCGGTCAAGCCCCCGGAGGATGGTTGAAAAGGTGTCAGAGGGTCCAATGTCAACCCTGTCTGGCTGGGTCAATCCTTCTGAAGGGTTCGGGACCCATTCCAATCCGAGATAATGTTCTAGGATCAGAGGGGTCACATTCTCCCCTTGAGAAAGACCTCGCCAGGCAATTACAATTGCCTCTGGAGCAAGATTGTGGGCTTCAGCAGTGGGAACAGTTGTGTTCGCATTTCTGTTGCCGATCTTGAGCGCAGAGCCAGTGGCGACATTCGATGTTTGGATTGGAGATTGAATGAGAGTGTGCGATGACTGACTTGGGCGCCAACGTACTTCATGACCGTCAAGACTCAGCCTTTCAATTCGCTGTGCGAGTTGAAAGACATCGTTGACATCGATAGGTAGGTCGGCTCCGCCGCCTGCAGAGATGCCAAGCAGTTGGGAAATGGTTAGTCCGGTTAGGACCGCCACTTCACCTTCCGTAGCATCCATTCTTCCAGTATAGCGCAATTTCATGCACGCTGTGAGCGTGCGCTGAGAAGCGCAAACAGAAGACTGGGTGAATTGATCACCAGCTGTAGAGATAGTCTTCGCGGAGCCAACTGAGGCGTTGTTCCCGTAAGGGTTCAACACCGAGTTGGTTGGGGGGGTTGTTGCTAATGCGGTCTCCCACAAGAAGCAAGAGGCTCCGTTGTGATCCAACCCTGGGTTTGTGTTAGCTTGGCCCATCTGGGGAAACCAGACGGCGTAGCCAGCACCAAGGGAGGAAAACGAACGGTATCTCTTGTATCTCGTGGGGAAGCCTACAATGTCCCCATATAAACCATGTGCCAAAGGAGCCGAGCACGGCTCCTTAAGCATCATGGCCAGGGGACCTGCTTTGTTCTTGCTCTTGCGGTTGCGTTTCCTTTTCGGTTTCGCAGCCTTCTTGGCTCGAACAGCGGCTTTAGGCATGTTGATGACGATGGTTGGGGTTTTGGATTTGGGCATGTTAAAAGTAGACCGAGTTATTAGTCTAGTTTTGCCCGCCCACCCTCCTCGCGAAGTGCGTAAACGCGCTCCGCGCATGAAATGAATTTGGCCAACCATGGTGAATTCTTGAGATCGTAGGCAAACTGGTGCATAAGCTCGCGAGACATGGATTTCTGCTCGCATAATTTGTACAATGACTTTGTTCCGTCAACTGGGTAAGCACCTTGTTTTGTGAACATGTGCGAACAGAATTCGAAAGAGTCAGACTTCTCTTCATACATTTTAAGTTTATGTCCCAGCTTTGCATACTTCTCGTGGGCTCCTTCCACATGCTCCTCTACACAGTCATCACCCATGGCGAATGCCCAGCGGGCACCCACCAAAAAGGCTATCCAAACTCGTATTCTTGAGTTCGTTGAGCTGGTGTTGTAAGAGCCAGAAAGCTGGATTCCAGGCCACGTGGGCGAGACAAGCGTTCCGCACGGCATCGTTAACATCGAGTGAACAAAGCAAAATGCTCTGTTCCGAAGTATACGTGCAGCGGATCCACTCATGTCGCCTAGGAGTATTCTAGCCTCGGCATCGAGGTAGATCTCCCATGGCTGGACGGACCAGTCAAAACCAGTGACATCCGCTTCCGCGAGTGTCGTGCCATATTTCTGAGAGTTGTGCATAGCACGCAAGTAAATACTTGCCAAGCTATCATCATCCGTTAGGCTCAGACCAGGCATGGACG